ATTCAAACGATGGACTACAATCTATCTGCTTCGCATGCAAGAATATCATGAACAACCTCGCACGCACAAAGAATGTTACTGCAAGGATCCGTCATCATACCGCTACAAGGTGTCTTACGCAGCTGGCGGGTCATGTACCTAAGAACTTTGTCACTGAGTTAGAATCGTACCTAGGATATCGTGTGAAGGCATTGGTCAAGCACCTTTCTAAGGATCTTCGAGAAAGGGAAGGTCCGAGGAGAAAACTCAGGGATGCTCTGAACGAAGGATACCATATAGACCACATCCGCCCCCTCTCGCTTTATAAGGTCATACGGACACAAGAACTCCGTGATAAGATAGGTAAGGAGTATGGGGATGGGGGTGCGGTTGATTGGGAGGCATTTAGGGAGTGTTGGAGGATTGTTAATCTAACAGCGATCCCTGCTAAGGAGAATCTTCAAAAAGGGGCTAAGTATGAGGAAGGATAGCATCCTTAACCTAGGGGAAAGTAACATCCTTACCTCTCTCAAGGATAGCATCCTTACCTCTCTCACTACAACGGCGGGGGAAGGGCTTTTTGTACTCATTGATTTCGGCCACTTAGAGGGCGGCGGGGGCCATGCAACATGAATCCAATTGATCCAAGTGTGATGTTTGAAGAGGAAGCACATTCTGTTGAGTTAGGATACTCTGATAGAATGCGGATGGAGGCTATTTTACGTGATGGTTGGCGTCTTACTCCTGCAACTATGGCAGTTAAGCTCACAGAAGGACGTTGGATCCCAGCAAAACATCTGTTGTATATATCGACAATAGTTGCCACAGAAATTGCCAAGGGTAATGCGCGAATCATCCTAACAATGCCATTCCGCCATGGAAAGAGCGAATTTCTTTCAATTAACACACCTATTTGGTTCCTTGAGAAGTGGCCAGAGAAATATGTCATGAATTTGACATATGGTGCTGATTTGGCAACTGATTTCTCTACGAGGGTCCGTGATACGTTCTTAAATCCGGATCTTGAGCATCTTCTAACAACAAGACTCAACCGAAAGAAGTTACGTGCAGATCGTTTCCTTACTGCAGCAGGAGGAGGTTTAACAGCTGCAGGTATTGGTGGTCCGATTACTGGTCGTGGCGCGGATCTTATGCTTATTGATGACTACATTAAGAACCATGAAGAAGCATTAGGTGTAGCAGGACACAAGAAAGTCTTTGAATGGTTTAAGTCTACTGCCTATACACGATTAGAACCAGGTGGTTCTCTTGTGGTGTTAGCAACAAGATGGGACTATAAGGATCTGATTGCAAGATTGATATCAGATCTACCCCATGAGAATTGGACCGTTATTAACCTTCCTATGTATGCAGAGGTTAATGATCCTATTGGCCGTGAGATAGGAGAAGTGTTGTGGCCAGAAAGGTATCCATTGGAAGCATGTCAACGTATTGAGAAGACACTTGGTACGTATTGGTTTGCGGCACAGTGTCAACAAAATCCCAAACAATCAATGGCAGGACAAGATCTGGGTTCAAAGCTCAAAGTTGTGAAGGAAGACCAATTACCTCCAATGAGCGAACTCAAGACTATTCGTGCATGGGATCTTGCAGCTTCAGAAGCTGAAGGTGATTGGACTGTAGGCTTTAAGATGGCACGTCATGCAGAGACTCGTAGATTGTATATCCTCGATGTGAAGCGTAAGCAGAACTCTCCTCATAAGAATAAGCTCCTAATAGCAGCATGTGCAGAAGCAGATGGACATGGTGTTAAGATCTGGATGGAGCAAGAACCGGGAAGTTCAGGTAAAACGGTGATTGGAGATTATGTGATACTTCTTAAGACATATTCCTTCTCTGGTGAACGTGCTAGTGGCCCTATTGAAGTAAGGTCGGGACCATTTACTGCTGCTATTGAGGCAGGTAGTGTCTATATGCTTGAAGCAGATTGGAATGAAGACCTCAGGGAAGAGATGGATGGTTTCCCTGGAGGCGAGCATGATGATCAGATGATCTCAGGATCACTTTGCTATAACAAACTCCTGTTCGGTGTTAGAGGCGCACTTACATGGGGTAGAGAAGATGTTTTACCTGAGAATGTAATACCCATACGTAGTAATGTCTCTGATTATACCAAACCCCAACGTAGATTAACCTGGTAGGTAGGAAACAAAATGAGCAAAGGAAAGACAAAAACACAGAAGCAAGATACACGGATCAAGGCACTTTCAGCGTTGGTAGAAAGATTGCAGCTTGCAAACATGGCAGGATTGCAATTTTCTGGCCAGAGGGATTTGTATGAAGTCTTTGGGTATGAGAAGAATGTAAAACCCCTGCAATTGTTGTCTAAGTATAAACGGCAAGATATTGCTAGTAGAATTGTAGATGCTCCTCCAGGTGCAACATGGTCTCGTCCACCTATTATAAAGGATGAAGGGGCACTTAATGCTGAATGGGAAGAGATGGTTAGAAATCCTCAGTTAAAGTTGCTTAATGCTTTTTATCGTGTTGATCGGCTTTCAAGGCTTAATGCATTTTCACTGTTGTTATTTGGGTTTGATGATACGGGGGATGTAGCTAGGGCAGTTGGGAATGTGGGCGAATTATTATATGTTAGGCCAGTAAGTGGCCGACAGGTAACTGAGATTACTTATAATACAGATCCTCACAATCCTCGTTATGGGCAGCCAGAAACATATACTATCCAGTTTGATGATCCGGAAGAAAAGAGGAGTATTGGTTCCGGTACAACTACGTCCAAGATTAAGGACCTCGTAGTCCATTGGACAAGGTGTGTACATGTAGTAGAGTATCCATTGGAAGATCCTGTATTTGGTACTCCTATTCTGGAGAAGGTATATAATCAGTTGGATGATCTTCTGAAAGTAGGTGGTGGTACTGCTGAGATGTATTGGTTGACGGGTAATCGAGGGTTACATGCCGATATTGATAAAGAGATGGAAATTGATGCTGCTGATGCTGCTGCACTATCTGATGAGATTGAGGAATATCAACATCAGCTCCGCAGAGTGATTAGAACGCGTGGTGTTGATTTGAATGTACTGGAAAGTGGTGTACCTAATCCTAAGGAAACATTTGAGATGATTATGTCCATCATTTCAGGTACAACAGGCATACCACGAAGGATCCTTGTAGGTTCAGAGGCTGGACAGTTGGCATCGGAGCAGGATCGAGCGAATTGGGCAGAGCGAATTGAAGAGCGTAGGATCCTCTTTGTTAATCCTGAGATCCTTAATCCTACTATTGACAGGTTACAGAATGCCGGATTGTTATCTGAAGGGATAGCGGAATGGGAATGGCCATCAGCATTCATTCAGAACCCATTGGAAGAAGGCCAAACAATGGCACAGATTGCACGAAGTGTTGGTAACCTCTCACGTCAGACAGGGGCTAGCACCCCTATGCAGTTACTTAGTGAGGAAGAATCCCGGAATGTACTTGGGTTTGAAGATACAATCGAAGATGCTGCACGTTTCGAGCCACCTGACTATCAAGTCGATGATGAGTCGAGCAGTGGTGGTGGTGGGAAAGAGTCTGAGGCTGCCAAAGCCGCAAGAGCAGAAAAGAAAGCTGATCAAGCCATTTCTGACCGATCGAGTTAACTTAAGGACCAGTTGAGATGTGACCAAAAAATCGTTATAATATACATATCAAATAGTAGTTTCATGAAGCGGAGAGTGATATGTCTGAAATTTTGGTTAAAGGTACTGGCGCTGCAAATTCAGATGAATTTACAGTCAGTGTAGGTAACCCTCAAACTGTGAGTATCTATCCTGAGGCTAATTTCGGTGCTGACATCGGGATATTAATGAAGAAAAACGCCGATGAAACTTTTGATCAAGTATTTTTAGATGGTGCCGTCGTTGAGATTGGGGCCACTAATCCTCAAGTTTTGGTTGTAGGATTAGGTGTCTACCGACTTGAGTTCGCTGCTCGTACAGCCGCTATTGGGGCATTTGCTGACCGCTACGATCGATAACAGATAGAGTAGGCAAGGTAGGGATCAAATGGCTTTATCTGACTTAACTGTAAGACCAATCGTAAGTGCCATCGTTGATGGCATCATACTAAATGCTGGTGGCGCTCTTATCCCTGTAGATATGCTACGTGCATTAGTCCCCAATCCTAGTACCCTGGAAATGACAGGAATATTAGTAGGTGAAGGCGATTTAATGGTTGAGGATTTAGGTGTTTCTCATGTTCTTGATTGGGAAAAAGCCTTTCAAAGATTCGAAATTGGTGAGCCTGCATGGTGGGGTGGCAACGTATCACGTAATATACTTTCTAATTCTAATGATATTACTACCTCATTGTGGGTTATAAATAATAATCTTACTAGATCATTCGACCAAATAGGACTTGAGGGTGAGCCGAATACAGCAAGTTTAGCGAGTGATCAAACAGATGATGCAGGTTTAACGGGGTTTAACTCACTG